ACACTCTTTCCCTACATCGACGCGGAAGCGGCTGCGGATCGTGTATGCAAGGTCGGGAGCGGGGTAGACCACCAGCTCCATCGGGGGACGCTCGCCCACCGTTATTTCGCGGTCGTTGCTCGTCCACACGCTGGCGTACAGCGGCTGGCCTTTGAGGCTGGGAGCCCGTGAGATGTATTCCCAAACGCGGTCGATGTGGCTGTCGGTCACACGCCCGCCGTAGGAACTGGACGGATCACGCCAAGTCATGCGGCCCACGGGGGCACTGATGACGTTCACCGGCAGGCGATACCGCCGCGAGTCGCCCGCGATGCTCAGTGTTCCGTCAGCGTCCGGTTCGAGTGTAATCGTGAGGGTGGGGCATAACCATGTCCAACGGTGGCGATTCCTGGCGAAGTCCTTGGCTGCGTCGTTGATCGCGCGGCTCAGGCGGTCGAGCGTATTGGGATCGCTGGGAACCTCAGAGCGGTTGTCCGCCCCGGTGCCCTGCGTGGCAACGTCGCAAGTCTCTGCCAGCCGTAGCTTCAGATCGGCGAAGGTCCAGGAGTTGTCAACGCCGTACTGCATGAAATCCCCATCGAGATACCGGGAGCTGTCTGACGGCGGGCCGGTTTGGTTCTTTCAACCTCGACGGGGGGGAACGATTACTGGACGACGCCGATCTGCACCAGCTTCAGGGCATTGCTGCCCGTCGCATTGGCCTCGACCGCGTAGCCGACGAACCCGGCGATGGCTCCGATGCTGGCGATGCCGGTCGATGCCGCAAGGGCAAACGAACCGTCAGCACAGATCAGGGCGTCACGGGCCGACGTGCCGGTTGCCATGAGCATCTGAACAATGCCCACGGATGCACGGATGGGCATCACCTTGATGAAGCCGCCGGCACGGGTCGAGCCCGTCACGATGGTGTTGATGCCGGGGTCAACCGCGGTCACCAGGAACTTGGTGTTCTCCAGTGTGGCGGTTTCGGGGCGGACCACCTTCATGGAGCCGTCGCTGTCGAGGGCGTCCGCGAGGGTGACGATGCTGCCGACGGTGACGTTGGCTGCGACAACGGTGGTGCCGTCGTTCTTGTAGGGGCTGTACTTCACGGTCAGCTCGGGACCGGCGTACCCGTTGTACTGATTCAACTGCTGGTAAGTCATGGCTGCTTGTCCTTGTGCAAGGGCCTACTGGCCCTGTGTGTCAATCTGGTGGGTTACTCAGGCGGCGAATCAGAACGAGGCGTGAATGCGGAAGCCGCACGCACGGGGGTTGTTCGTCATCAGGTTGCCCATGATGTCAATCGGAATCTCGAACACGTTGTGGGCGCCGTCCTTGCGGAGCGGGTCGCTCTCGTTCATCCAGAAGCCGGGCACCTTCAACAACTTCCACATCTTCAGGCGAACGCCGTAGATGCTGGCCGTCGCGTCAAGGTCGAGGATCGGGGCGCGGCTGATGCGTGCGCCGTTGATCTTGTACTCGCTGAACGGGAACAGGTCGCCGTTGCGGTCGTCGGGGCCGTCGCTGACCAGCGTCTTGTACGCTTCATGGTCGGCCTGGCTCATGAAGATCACGCAATCGCCCTGCGTCTGCTCGCCCTTGAGCATCTGGAGCGGGCGGAAGTTGGTCGCTTCCATCGCCCGGCGGATCATGATGGCCAGATCCTTGTTGAAGATCGACGCGCTGGAGCGAGTACCGACCCAGTTGCGCCACCGCTCGTTATCAACGCTCGAAGCGTCGATGCCCGCGAGGGTTGCCGAAACCGAGGTATCGCCGTAACGGATGTATGTGCCGTTGAAGCCGCCGGTGAGGTCAGCCGTGAAGCTGCCGCCCGAAGTCATCGAGGGACGCAGCCACATGGGCAGGCCCCAGAAGCTCAGGTTGTCCGAGCTGTTGTAGATGGGGTTGAAAATGTCGTTTTCGAGGTGGTTGGCAATGTCCTCGTAGTTGGCCGAGCGTTCCGCGTTCAGGTGGTTGATGATCTGAACGTCAGAGCCCTGGTTCAGCTTCTGCTCGCGCAGATCGAACACGATGCCCTTGTTTTCCTTCGCCACATAGGGCACGGTCATGGTGTTGACCGGGGGGGCCTTCTGTGCCGCGGTGACCTGGTACAGATTCACGCCACGGGTCGCGCCCGTGTTCGCCTTCAGGCGGATGCGTTCCTCATACTGCGTACCCGAAACGCCTTCGCTGGAGCCCGTGTAGATGAACTCTTCGAGCCCTGCATAGCGGTTGAACTTAAGGGTTTCTGCGAACTTCACCTTGCGCTGCTGGGCGCGCGTCGAGCGGGTGAGGTTCGTCAACTGCGAGAGAGTCAATCCGGGCATGTGCGTCACTCCTGCACAAAATCACTTCGCCCCCGCTCCGGCGGAGGCTGTCACTTTCGAGACGGCGCTGTGCCGTCAATGTCGTTGGGGTCAAGGGCACCGCTGCCCCTGTCGCTGGTCGAGCCGCGAGGGAGAGCCGTGCGGGCCTTGTGCCGCTGCACCGCTGCCGCGTCCTTGTTTGTGTTGGTCCGTGCGGGCTGGCCCTTGCCTGCGGGTGCCTTGCCGAGCAGTTCGAGCATTTCACGCTCGGCACTCTCGACCGCATCCGCAAACTCGTAGACCTTGCCGCCGATAGTCTTGCCCTGAAGTCGCTGGAACTTCTCGTTCGCCACATCGTGGACGAACTTGCGGGCTTCCTTCTGGCCTTCGGTGAGCTTGCCGCCAGAGTGCGACCCGTACAGGTCATGCTTGCCCTGGCTGGCCCGCGCGTCGAATGCCGCGTGAACGGCCTTCGAGTAGCTTTCGGCACTCTGCTCCTGCTTCTCGGCCAGCAGGCTCTTGTTCTGGGCGTGGAGCGAACGCAGGACCTTGGCGACCGCTGGGTCTACCTCGTCCTCAATCCGCTTGATTTCGTCCTCAAGATCGTCGGGCTCGGGTGCCGGCTCTTCCTTGGCCTTGGGCTGTGCCTTCGGTTCGGCCTTGGGTTCCGGCTTGCCTCGCGCCGCGGCGAGCGTGGCCGCTACCTGTGCATCGTCGCCCGTGTCGGCCTCTGCCTCGGGCTCGTCGCCCTCTTCCACCTCGTCAGCGGGTTCGGCGGGCTCATCCTCTGCGTCCGGTTCGGGCTCGTCGGCAGTATCTTCCTGCTCGGGCTCGATGGCATCGGCTTCCAGATCGTCGCCGGGTGCGGCGTCTACTGGTGCGGTGCCGTCCGCGTCGTTGCCGTCGATGATCGTCTCATCGGCAGCGGGTGCGGGCGTCTCGGACTCGTCGGGGATGGGTTTCGATGACATGCCCGAAGACTAACGGACGCGCGTTGTTTACTCACCTACCACCTTTGGTAGTTTGTGCCTTCGCTTCGATCGCGTGCCGCGTCTTCGCGTACTCGCGCTGCTGCGAACGGTCCTTGAATCGAACCGTGCCGTTGTCCTGAATGCACGCGCCCGCACGCTCGCCAAAGGTGCGGCGTGCTTCGGCTACTTCGGCAGGATGAAACCACTCGGTGATTGACTCTTGCGTCTTGCCGTGGAACTCGCGGTTCCCGTTGCCGACGCTCTTGCGGGTGTAGTCCTGCGGCGCACGAGTCCCGCACTCGGGGCACAGGATGCAGCCGTCGGGGTCAATCTCTGCCACCTTTGCAAAGGTGTCGCCGTGGAAATGGCACTTGCCACAATGGATGGGGTATACGGGCATTTAGGTTTTCTCAATAGGGAACCGTCGCCGCCATGTCGCTGCGGGTCTGGTCGATGGGTCGATTGCCTGCCGCTGGCTTGGGGCCTGCAGGTGTCATCTGCTTGCCGCCCGGTGTCGCTTGGCCGGGGTTGCCGTACCGAGCATCCACCATCTGGCTCATCATCTGGAGGTTCTGCGTCGGGAAAATGTCCGCAATCTCGGGCACCTGGTACTGGTCGGCCATCACTTCGACCGCTGCAACCATGTCGCCGCCGAACTGCATCACCATCGGGAGGAAGGTTCCCGCCGCGGTCATGAACTCGCCAAATCGCCGCATCTTCAGGCTCGGGTCCATCGCGGTGTCCACGAACGGGGCAAGATCCCAATGGAAGTCGCCGAAATCGCCTTCCTTGGCCTCAGCGTCATACACCACATCCGCCTCCGCACCGTTGGGGAGCTTGTAGCTGAAGGTCCGGTTGAGCTGCGGATCGGTGTCGAAGTACCACGCCAGCGTCCGCACCACCTTGGAACACGCTTCGTTGCACAGCCCGCGCCAGTCGTTGAGCAGCACCGAGGCATTGCCCTGCATGTAGCTGCCCACCGTGGCCGTCTTGCTGGTGTCTTCGCTGCCATTGAGCAGGTGAATCGCCGTCATCTTGTTGGCCTGCCCTTCGAGCCAATCGAACGCGGGCAGCATCTCGGGGAGCAAGCCGCCCGACTTGACCGCCGCGACCGATGACGGATCGCCCTGGAAGAACTCCTGATCGAATGAATCCCGCATCTCCATCGCGGTTTCCTCGCCCTTGGCCGTGCTGTAGATGTACGACGCCTTGGTCTTCAGAAGCTGGTTCGTCATCTTCGCACCCGCCGCGGCCATCGCTAGGTGCAGATCGAGGATCGAACCGCACGGGCTCACCGGCATGGCGTTGTTGGGCATGTCCACCAACGACAGCAGTTCGAGCGGCGCACCCTCGCGGCCCTCGTACTCATGCGGCTCCATCAGCCACTTGGACATGTTGCCCGCCAGCGTGCCCTCCAGAACGGTGTCTCCGTGGTAGTACAGCACATCCCACAGCTCGACCTTCTCGTCAATGGGGTCAATGTCCTGCCGGTTGCCCATGATTTCGTCGGACTCGCCGCGGGTCATTGCCCCGGCGTACCCGATCATCGGAATGCTGTTCACCACATCCGGGTCGTAGATGCCAAGTTCGAGCAGTTCCCGCCGGCTCACGCGATACCGGAACGCACGCCAACAGTCTTCGAGGGGGTCGCGGCTCTGCGGATCACGCACGAAATCGTCCAGATCGACGCGAACGGCATAGGGCTGGCCCATGTCGAACAGCTCGCCGTTCACCTTGTAGCTGCTGCCACCGGCCCGCAAGCCCGTCCTGCACACGCCAAGCCCGCCCGTCAGGGCATCCTGAACAACCGCCCGCCATGTGCGGGTGAAGTTCATTTCCTTCAGCATGTGATTCAGCATCAGCTCGCGGGTGGTCGCCTGTGCCCGCATTCCCATCGTCTTGGCCGTTACCTTCACCTTGATGGCCGGGCCGACCAGATTGGGTAGGTAGGTGCGGACGAACTGATAGAGCAGGTTCACGGGGCGTTTGTCGCTCTCCGCGCGTGCCCCAATGTCCGCGAAGTTGCCATACCACGCCCCGCCGAACTCGCGGTTGACGAGGTTCCGCATCTGGCGGAACGGCATCATGCGGAGCGTGGCCGGTCCCTCGATCGCTCGCGTGATCTTGGAGGCATCGAAGATGTTGGCGGTGGACATGCGCGGCTCACTGGGAGCCCGCCGTCAGACACCACATGATACGCCCGCTACCAGGCGAATCGCCCCTTGCGTTTCTTCTCCGCCTCGCGCAACTTCTCCAGACGCCCGCCCGGCGTTGCTTCTGACCGCTCCATCGGCCTCGGGACCGTCACCGGCGCACGCATCCACCCGTCCCACAGCAGGGCGTCGGCAATGGTCCGGTCGCCGTGCGGCACCCGCGCCACCTCGTCCGCTGGGTCTACAACGGTCTTGACGCTCTCCAGCCTGCCGGTCTTGGTGTACCGGAAGGTCAGGCACTCTGCCAGCGCAGCCTTGGACGGGTTGTAGAACCTACCGGACGCCAGAGCCCCGCGGTACGCCGCCAGCAGCGTTTCCTTCGCCTGCGGGCTTGATCGCCACCCGAACCGGCTGGGGTCCTTGGTCGCCATGTCTGCCGGGTCGTCGGATTGGTGGCACATGGCCGGGTAGCTCAGGCGGTGCATCTCGCGGCTGAACACCTCGCCGGGCCCGTTGATTTCAAACTGCACCTCGGCGCCGGGAAACGTCCCCTCGTCCTTGCGTTGCCCACCACCGAACCACAGGCCGCCGATTGCCGCGTGCCAGGCTGCCCGCTCGGGAGTCACGCCGGGGCTTGCAAACTCCGCCGATTTCCGCTTGCTGTCGGCATCACCCACCGCAAAGACCGTGTTCGCGGCACCCACACCCGCGCCAAGGTCGCACCCCATCACCATGCGGCGGTTGCGGTCTATGTCGTCGTCCCACACCTTCCACTCCCCATCGGGACGTTCCTCCCACTCGATGGCCTCGATCTGCCGCCGGCGGATCACGTTCTCCACCTCTCGGGCTGCACATTCGCTGATCGGCGTGCCGCGGATGGTTAGCGTGCCCACATACAGGGGCTCAGGCGCGGCCGCCATCATCCTGCGAATCACATCGCGGGGGAAGAAGCCGCCCGCATTCGGGGCCGGGATCGCGTAATACTCCTGCTTGGCAAGCCACTCGGGCAGGGTCTTGATGATTTCCTTGATCTTGTCAAGTTCCTCGCCCGGCAGGTGCGGGTTGTCGAACGTGGTGGCGGTAAACGCCTTCCAATCGCTGTCCGCCCCGCTCTCCGCGGCCTCGAACATCTCGTCAAAATCGGGACCAATGGTGTTGGGCGTGCTGATGAACAAGGCTCGCCCGCGGCGGTCCACCAGCGTGGCACGGGCCACCATGTCAAACCACATCTTCAGCCCAGGCACCAGTCCCGCCTCGTCCACGACAATCAGGTCGTAAAACCGGCCACGGCCCGCCTTGGGGTCATTCTCCAGCGTCCACACATCGAGGGCGGACCTGTTCTTCAGTTCGATGCGGTGTTCGGACGCGTTTTGCTTGGCAATCGCTGGGCCGAGCCTTTGCGTGAGTTCCCGCCACGTTTCGGTGGTGTACTTGTACTGGGGGATGAACCACGCGATGCGCTTGTCGTCTTCGCTGGCGACTTGGCACGTTGTGATGATGCCGAGCTTCGTTTTACCGTATCGCCGTCCGCACCGGACGATCTTGTTGCGGCTTGGGTCGGCGAGGATGCGGGCCTGTCCGGGGTGAGGGAAGGGGCTGCGGATAGGTAGGTTGATGGCGGGACGATGGAAGGACAAGCCGGGGGATCGTATTGCAGTTGGACGTTCACCTGCGTGAAGGCCATCTGCGTCTTGGCCACCAGCTCGGGCGTGCCGTCGGTGTATTCAAGCACCCGCTGGGTCGCCCAAACCGCTTGCTGGGTCAAATGGCCCCTGTCCGTGCGTTCTTTGAGGGCCGAACACAGGTTCTCGAACGCCACCTGCCGGGGGCTCTTGTCGCCCAGCAGTTCCGTGGGATCACGGAGCAGGGCGATGATTTCCCGCTCCGCGTCCTTGTTGTAGTGCTTTTGGTTGAATCGTGACATTCAGATGCGGCGGACGCGGGTGTTGACGGCCTCACGGTCCAACTGTGCGATGCGGTCAAGCTGCTCAAACCAGATGCCCCAGTCCTTGATGCCGGTGGGGTGGGTGGCATCGCGGCACACATCGTTCGGCGTGGCCTGCCTGCTCCACACATCGCCGCACTGGTCTGGCGAGTACCACCAGCCGACCACGGGCACGTTGAGGGCACGACCGGCCCATTCGAGAGCCGCGGCGTGGTTGGTCTTGGGGTACGGGTAGCCTGTGCCTGCGTCCTGCTCGCTGTAGACCTGTGCCGCCTCGTTGGTGTACTCAGGCCCGGTCGCCGCGAACATGATTTCGAGGTCAGTCGTTCCCGCCTTGAAGTCCTGTGCCCACGACACGTAGTTCGACCCATACACGTTGCTGGGCGTGCCCTGGTCAGCCGTCATGATGCAGAAGGCATCCATGTTGATGATCTGGCACATCTCCACGAACGGACTCTTGCCGCTGGTGGCGTGAGTTGTGCGGAAGTACCGCATGCGCTGGTAGTAATACCCGGTGCCCGAGCGGGCCATGTGACAGGGGATGATGCCCGCCCGCGTGGTGTTGTTGAAGTACAGGCAGTTGAGTTGAACGCCGTTGCCGCTGCCGCCCGCCCGAATCTCGATGCCGCGCCACTTGCCCGCGGCCACTTCGCTGGCCGTGAAGGTCACTTCCACCTTGCGGTAGTACCCGCTCGCCACCGAACGGAACGTGGCCTTCGTGCTGCCCGCCGTCACCGTGCTGGCGAAATGCCCCTCGTAGGTGATGACGCATGAAGCCGTGCCGCGGCCACTCACCGACACGATGACACCAACGTCATTGAGCGACACGCCGCCCGCGTCGGTCAGTTCGACCACATCCCCGACAACGAACGCCCCGAGGATGGGGCCAGTGTCGTCCACGGTGAACGTGCCGTAGGCCGTCCGCAGATCCGACGCCCCGTAGGTCGGTGCCGTGTGTGCCGAGATGGTCAGGCTCGTTGGTGCCGAGTAGGTGCTGATCGTCGTCCAGGATGCAGCCAGCTCGTCCGCGCCGTTCTGCGTGCCCGCCGTGCTGACCTTGCGGTACTTGATGTTGGACATGTTGGGCAGGTTCGGGACGTAGAACCCCACCGTAAGCCCTTCGGTGACCGGCAGGCCGTTCTCTGGCCGAATCAGGATGCGGTAGCTGTACCCCGGTTTGACCAAGCGGGGGTTGCCGTTGCCGCGATACCGCTCAGACGACCCCGAAACCGTGGTCGAGGTCCGCGACACGCCCCACAGCCATGAGGCCGAGGTGTTGAGCAGCCGCGTGGTCGCGGTCCAGATGTTGGACGCTACCGGCGACGTTCCGTCAACGTCGGGCGCCGCGGTATAGTCGTTGCACAGAATGTCATTGCTGCCACAGTCCGCGCCCCAGATGTGTTCCGCAGCGTTGCCGCCGATTGCTTCAGTTGACCCTGAACCTGTGCCCGTCTGCCTGCTGGGAACCTGCATGTTGCCAAACCCGACAATGCGACCGTTGTTCCACAGATTGGCCTGGCACGTAAGCCCCTGATCCACAAAGTTGGCAATCAGAGTTCGACCAGACACCGCTGTCAGGTCGCTCAATCGCACCGCGTTGTTGTTGCCCGCCCACACTGCCCGAGAGTTGGCCGAGACGCCAAGCCGCACTTGCCGGTTGGGCGTGGCACCCTTGAACGCCATCAGGGCCTGTTCCAAGTTCTTGCCGACGGGCGCCGGAACCGGCTGCGTGCCTACCGACGTTGCTGGCGATGCGTCGGACCCGACGATGCGGGACGGTTGCCCACCCTTGGCACCGCCGAACGTCAGCACCGAGACGTTGTTGCCAGCCGCCAGCACTTCCGCGGAGTTGGGTGCGGTTGCCGTGTTGGCCGATACCGTGCGGTCAAACAGGCTCACGCCCGCCGTCAGTGCCGCGCCGGTTCGCTGGTCTGTGCCGTTGGTCAGGGGATTGGCATAACACGCCCAGTTGGCGATGCTCCGCAGCGTGGTCCCTGCCGACGTTGGGGGCGACAGGTTGACCGACTGCGAACACACGCGGAACAGGTCATCGACCTTGGCCAAACTCGCCGCGGCGACCGTCGCATTGCCGCTCACCGTGTTGGACCCGGTGGCAATCAGGTCGGTTCGGACGAACGGCATAGCGATGCCCAGGGCGTTGCGGTTGCTGGTCCCGCCGCTCGCAAACACCCGCGAGAGTGCCAGATGGGTGGCAAGGACGCAGGTGCCAGAGAAGGCGTTTTCGAGCGAGGACGAGGTAATGCCGTCACACACCACCGTGAGGTGCATGAGCCGACCGCCTCCCGTTGCACGCTCGAAGGCACAGAACACCCAAACCCACTTGTTCCGCGGGTTGGCCGCAATCGGCACACTGACGCTTTGGTTGCCGCAATCCCATTGAATCGTGTACGTGCCGGCCCCGTCGCTGATGTACCGCAGGGCGTGGGCAGCCGTCGCCGAGTTGTCGTTCCACTCTGCGAACACTCCGTCACGGCTCGTCAGCCCGGTTTCCTCACAGAACCAGATGGCCCCAAGCGTGAAGTGCGTGCCGTCCGCGCCGGTGTCGGCGTCGATGAGCGTGCCGGTAGTGCCGCCGGAAATGACGAGCTTGCGGACGTACTGGGCGGTCTGGTCGGTGTTGGTCTGCCTGTAGGCCATGCTGTCCCTTTGGTTGAGTTTGGAAACGGCCCCCCGCTCCTGCTCATCGCGGGCTCAGCACTCGCAGAACCAGAACGAAATGCCCGATGCGACCGAACCAGACTCGCCGCTGGGAAGCGAGCAGGACGGGTAGATTTCAATCCACGGATGCGACCAGGCATCGAACGCGAACGATGCCCACCCGTTGGTGATTTCGCCCAGCTCGCTGATGGCCGGATTGGGGATGTACGGGGTATTGCCAAGCACATCGCAGCCAGACCAGACGGCCAGCGTGGGGGCACTGCCGAGGCCGGGCCAATACCCGGTGTCCGCGGTTGAAGGTGTGAACGTGCTGGACGAGCCTTGGAACTTCAGCAGGCCGATTACCTCGCGGACGTATCGCCGATGCCCGTCGGCCCCTTCCAGCTCACGCACGCCGACGATGTACGCCTCTCCCCACAGGTCAGCCGGGGCGGTTGCGTGGCCCACGATGGGCTTCAGCACCATGTTGTACGTGGGGTCCCGCTTGACCACGAAACAGGAGTTTGCCGCGCTCATGTCGCTGGACTGGCTGGGCTTGGTCGCCTTGACAATGATCGTGCTGACCGTCGCCAGTGCCGTGTTCGTGCAGACTTGCAGGTTGGTGGCAACGGGGCGGAGAAGGGTCTGGGATGAGCCGACCGCTTCGTGTCCGATGTTGATGCTGTCGATGGGGAGGCGGGCAGGCATTGCGGAACCCTCAGACCGGGCCCGCCGTCAGACGCAGTATCATACCCCAGTGAGCACCAGAAACGTACTCGACCTGCCATTGACCCGCCGCGGGGCCGACGCTCTCCGCCTCATCCAGTCATCCACCAGGGCGGAAGTCGTCGCCGTCATGGCCGATCGGCCCGATTCATCGTGGCTCAGGCGAGCGATGCCCGCGGAACCCGTCATCCAGTCGCTTGGCTCGTTCTGGCTGTTCATGCCTTCCGAGCGGTGGCCTTGCGTCGCGTTCTGGGTGACTTGGCGCGGCTCAAAGAGGACCGTGATGGTTTACCCTTCCCCACGCGGGGGTTGGACTTGCCAGACGCGCGAGTCCGACGCGGTTTCTTGGGGCCAGTATGCGGGGGTCGCTGCGAATCGCGGGTTTCACTGGCTGGACGGGGAGGCTGTCACATCTCCACCAGTTTCGCCCGAACCGCAAACCGCACCAGCACCTCGCGGCGGCTGATGCCCAGATACGCCTTCAAGCCCTTCACGTGATACCGCACCGTGTCCTTGCTGCGGCTCAGGATCGTGGCAATCTCCGCGTCCGTGAACCCGTCCGCCACCCGGCACAGCACCAGACGCTCAATCGGTGTGAGCGATTTGGCCAAGTGCGGGGATGGGATGGCGGGCGTCTTCAGCATCATTCAGCGTCAGGGCTCTCCGCGGCACGGTCACGCTTCTTGCCGTACCTCGCGCGGGGAACAACCGTCGTATCGACCTGGGCAACTTCCGCCGGCTCCACTGCCGCCTGAACCTGCCGCGTGGCCTTGCGGATCGGGGCGGGCTTCTCACCGGCCAAATGCTTCGCCGCGGCTTCCCCTTCGAGGCTCAGGCCCCACTGCCTGCCCGCCTTGGGGTTCCGCTCGATCAGGCCCGTGTTTGCCAGCTTCTCCAGCGTTTCCATCGGCGGGCGCCGGTTCGCGTCAAACACATGCCCAAAGGTCTGCGTCAGGTGGTCCGTGATTCGTTCTTGGCCGACGTACTGATGGGGAAGGAGGAACGTCAGAATCTCGCGGTCGGACTCATTCAGCGTGTCGGGATTGATGCGGGTGCTCATTGTGGGCATGTTATCCGCAGGCTTTTTGACTTGACTACCACAAGTGGTAGGTGATTTCATTCGTTCGGCTTTGGACCCCACCCAGCGGCTGCGCCGCTTGCACTCTGCCGCTTCGCGGCCTCTCCCGGCTCAATGGGTGCCTTGCTGGTCAGGTGAAACATGCCGCACTCCGGGCACTCATACACCCGCAGGTAGGTCACCCCGTCCAGTGCCCGGCCCCTGGCTGCTCTCGCCGCGGCTTGGGGGGAGCTGTATGGGCGCTTGCTGTCGCAGTGCAGTGTCATCCCCCCGCCTTCAGCACGGCCTCTGCCGCGATTGGGTTGTTGTCAGTAGCCTCGCACGCCATGTTGTAGGAACGAACGTGTGCCCAGTTCACGTTCATTGCCAGCGAACAAACTTCAACGTGAGAAGAAAAAGCAAACTTGGCTTTCTTGCACTCTTTCGCCAGCACCCGCACCGATTCCTCCAAGGCCGTGATGCGGTTCGATGCCTCAGTCCATTCGCACCAATCTCCATTTGGATCACCGACCATGTTTGGGCCTAGTTCAGATTCTTTCTCCAGTGTCCACCGTTCAATGTGTGCCATACTTGCTCCCTTCGTTCGCCAGATTTTTCCTCGTAGCGTTCAGCATTGTCCATGCGAGCGTGTCTTTCGGTATGCCTTCGAGTGCGTTCATGATGCACATTTCAGTGCCGCCGACAAGCCTCCGCAACCGTTCAATCTCCCCTGCAAGTTCATTCAGCGTGTGCCCAACGGCCTCGGGGTCGGTCGCCCGTGCAAACGCGGTCCACTTCGCCAGGTTGGTTTCGTTGTCGGTCATTCTCGCCCGCCTTTCGTCCATACCTTCATGTCACGCATAATCTTCGCGTACCGTTCCTCCGCGTCGTCCTGCTTGTCCATCTCGCGCACGGCGTACTTGGCCCGCATGGTCACCCACGTTCCAAGGCAGTACGCCACGATCACGAACAGCCAGATTCCGCCCATCACAATCCATTCGTTGTCGGTCACTTGCACGCCTCCTGAATGGTCGCATCGGGAACGCCAAACGCGACCAATGCCGCATAGCAGATTGCGAGCGAAGGTGATTCGTCGAACCCAGACCAACACTGACCACTTGCATCGTCCTCGATGAGACATTCCCACTGTTCGCCGTCGTCGATCAGTGACACTTGGTACTTGCTCGACCATCCATCGGCAAGAGTCTGCTTCCGCAGATGCTCGACAACCTCCCACGCTGCCGCAATCTCGGTTGAGAAGTTCGGGCCAAACTTCACTGGGGCCGATGCGTACTGGAACGCGAGCGGAGTGCCGCAATCGTTTGACCAGATCGGCTCGCCGTCTGATGCTGCGACGACACTCCACCCAAACACACGCTCGCCTACCAGTCGGTTGATACTCACGCCTTGCCTCCTTCCATCGCGGCTTTCGCGGCGGATGATGCCTCTAGGCTGCTGTAGCACTCGCCAATGTCCACAAGTCGAGCCCCGCCGTAGACCTTTGCGGCCACGTTCAAACCGTCAGGCACCGGATAGCAACCTCCGTCAGTCGGATGCCACACCACGGAGTTTTGGCACGCAAGGAACCCGTCTTTAGTGATCGGCAACGTCCCCAGCACCCGCCTCACGCACGGCACCTCGCCCGTGCAGTCGATGATGGAGCCCTTCGCCGCGTCGGTCACTGAACGCCTCGCAGCCTCCAACGCCGCGACGATGGCGGACCGCAGCACGGACGGATCGTTGCCCATCTGCAACTCGTCTGCGTTCATTGCCGCCGTGAGGATCTGTGCCACCGTTTCATTGTCACTTGTCATTGCTGCCAACCTCCTTGCACGCCGCCGCGAGGGCATCCACCATCGAGTCCCGTCTCTTGGCAAGCGGAACGGCTACCTCTGTGCGTCCGTACTCCAGAACCAGAACGCTGTTGTCGTCGTCTACCCGATACTCGAAGTTGTGGTAGCCTTGCGATACCAGCCACGCCGTCATGCTGCCGACGAAGGCCACTTCAAGCAAGTTGTTCTTGTAGTTGTATTCCTCGCCGTTCACCGTGAAGCACCGGTACGGCGTATCTCCACCGCACTCATACCAATCGAACTGTTCCGGCCACGCCTCCCGCGGCACATCACGCACGATTTCGTATAGGTCAGTTGCCGTCATCGTTCACCGTCCTTTCAATCCCCACCACACCCGGCAGATTCACTTCCGCTTGCGGATTGGCCGCTTCGCCTGGATCTTCTCGATGAGTTTTTCACACAGCAGATGCGGTGCAATCCGAATGGTTCGGTCGAGAAAGTACCGATCTCGCTCCGGCATGATGATCCCCACGCACCTCTCCCGCTCGGCCTTCACGGCTCGGCGGATGGCGGAACGGATGATCCGTGCTGACGCTGCCCTGTCGTGCAACGGCCTGCCGTCCCAATCGACCTGAAACATCTTGTCCGCAATCTTCGCTGCTGCTGCGTCTTTCATGGCTGCTCCTCAAACTTCGCCGGGTCGAGGGCGTTGGTGCGGTCGGTTGCTGCGCGTGCGTCCGACAACGTGAACGCGGCAACCTCAATAGCGTCTGCGGTGGTTGCTGATGAAATGTCACGCCACGCCTTGACCTCCGCCGCCAGAACGTCCGCCCTGATCATCGCCTTCGCAAGTTCAAGGTCGTTCTCGTTGAGTGCTTGGCGTGCCGCGTCACGCTCGCCCCGAAGCCGCTCAACGTCCGGGTTGTTGGCGAACCCACGCAGGAAATCAATCTCTCTGCGTGCCGCGTCAAGTTGCTGCCGCAAGTCCGCGAGAGTCGCCGCTGTTTGAACGTCCATCACACACGCTCCTTGGCAAGCCCACACGCCTCACTCGCCACACGCCACGGGCACACCCCGCGACACTCAGTTCCATCGTCGTACTGCGCGACCCACCAGACACCGCAGTCAACCAACTCGTTCTTGAGCTTTGTGCCTGGCTCGATGTGGTGCCGCCAGTGGAATCGCGGTTCGGACCAGACTTTCAGGCCGGGGTGGTCGGGTTTCGTAACCAGCATTCGCTCAAACAGGTGCATCACTCACCTCCACCGTCACGCTTCCCCCGGTCGTCCGCCCGCCGCGGCGAATGCTCAGGGCGTCGATCTGGCTGTCATCGCCCCACACGCCGGCGGAAGTCATCGCATCCAGCAGGGCCTTGAACACGTTGTCCAGGTCCCGGCGCCGCTTGTCGGGCGGCAGCAGCACCACAGCCACCTCCACAGGCCCCGCAAACATCGGCTTCAGTTCCGGCCATCGGATCAGGTCGGCCACCTTCTGGCGATACTCCCGGCCCTCCGCTGACACCAGCATCCGGCCTCGAAATGTGCGCCAGTACCGATTCACGCTCGGGGGCATGGGCAGCGTCACGGAGTAGTTCATGCCGCCAGCCCTGCCTTGATCTTCGCCGCCATCGCCTTCGCCTCGGCCTTGCCCTTGGCACCCGCCCGCTTCTCCAGAACCGGCGCCGCGTGAGCCCATGCCGTCAGCACATCCACTGCGGCCATCGCGGCAAAGTGCGGAGGTTGCCCCTCGCCCCGCAGCTCACCAATCGCCCGGTGTACCGCCGCGGCCAGCATCGAAAGGGCCACAATGTCGCTTGCGTTCTCGTTCACAGTTTCAGCCTCCAAGGAATCACAGTGTCAAACAGTCGTTCGGGGGTGTGCAGCCCCGCCATCACCTTCCGCATCGCCTCGGCCTGGTACGTCGGCCCCATGTTCGTGAGCCATCGCCGCGCCTCGGGCTCGCCCTTACCCAGGTGCTGGCGAATGCACCGGATCAGGATCGCGTGGGCTTCGGGTGGGGTCATGCGACCGACTCCCACAGCGTTCCTTTGGCTTCTGGCGGCTTGCTGAACTTGCCAAGGAACTTCCTTGCGTTCCGGCACGCCTCTGCCGCCGCGGCCCAAAGGCATCCGTCCTCGCCTTCGCCAATAGCCCACTTCTGACCCTTGCTGTCAATCGCCGTCACCTTCACCGGCAGAATCAGCGTTGACATGGGCCCGTCAAATGACATGAACCCGTATTCCGATACCTCCAGGCGAACGTCGCGGTACTTCATGGCGACACCTCCCAAACCGCGGCACTCTTCCCGCTCCTAGTCGCCCGCCTCTTGCCCGTGTCGCGCACCCTGCCGCCTCGGGCCAGCTCGTAGATCCGCGGGTTGACGCTCTGGATGGGCCAGCCAAGCAGTTCGCCGACCTGCTCCTGCGTCATGGGGCCGTGCTTGCGGAGTGCTTCGAGGACCACCAGACGCCTCCCGGTGACGGCATCGCGGACGGATGCAGCCGCGGCGATACTGGTGTCGGTGCCGTTGTTGGGGGGAAGATCCCAGAGAGTCGTCATGCGGTCCTCCGCTTCTTGCTCTCGCCGTCAACGATGCCGAACAGAACTCGCAGGCCCCGGCGCTTGCTGCCCGGCAGTGCTGCCCATTCGGCTTTCCCTGCCGGATCGCTGGCATACCACGCCTTCCACTCGCTCAGCGTGCGGTTCCCGGCCACATCGACAACCTTCTCCGCCTTCTCCGCCGCCTGCTTTGCTGCCAGCCGCTTGCGGTTCTCCGCGGCAATCGCCTTGTGGAAGTCCGCGGGGGTCGGGCGTGCGAAGTGGCTTTCCAGCCGAACCTCCGCGACGATCTTGCGGGCACGCTCGACCGTCAGCCACTCCAGCGCAAACACATCGGCCACAAGCTGGGCCAGTTCGACGGGTGGCGTCCAGCCGTCCCACATCGCGCTGATGTACTCCACGATTTCGTCCGCCTGGCGTCGGTTCATGCTGACCTCCGTTCATCCTGCTCACGCCGCCGCTGCATCTCGGCAATCACATCGCCAATCGAGCCCTTGCCCGCCTTGGCCTCGCGCTGGTACTTCTCGGGGAAGACTCCCTGCCACCCGTTGGCGGTCGAGTCGATCAACGCCCGAATCGCTGGCTCCACCCCGCCGTTGCTCTCGAACTTCGCAGCCATCGCCGCCGCGCTGCTCGTCGTCAGCGGCTTCCCGCTTGCCCGCCGATGGTCGTAGAACCCGCGTAACGCATTCTGGAACTTGACCCCTCCGAATCCCCGCCCCTCGAACACGGACGCCACAGCGTCGAAGCAATCGCCGGTCGTGTCGATTCTGGCGCGGCCGTCTGTCGGCGCGCCGAACTCATGCACCACCGGGTCCGGCTCTTCGGCCTCCGCCTTTTTCGCTTTGGGGGGTAGGGGGGTCTTTTCTTCCTCTCTTCT